CTTGTAGCGCTTCAATCTTGTCCCGGTCATAATCGAGATAAAGCCTGTCGCCATAAAGCGGCACCAGCCAGGCGTTCAGTTCATCGCGCAGCAGATCCATGAACGGAAGGATCGCTTCCATATAAAGCGCCTTCCGCGCCTCCTGCATATTCGAATAGGTCGTATTCTCGGTGTCGCCCAAGAGCTGTGAGCAGACATCAAAGATCGTGCATATCTGACGCATGATCTCCCGTTGCCCAACCGTCCAGTCGATGTCCTTCGGGTTCAGGCCCGTCGCCTGCCATGTGACCCCGCCGTTAAAGATCGGCGTCGAACCAGCCCCCTTATAGCCCGCATACAGCTCGGTGAACTTCGTGACGAAGGTATTGAACTGCTCTTCCATGAGCGCCGGATCGAGCGTGATAATCCCCGATGGGCGCATGTCGTTATCGAGGAGCTTCTTGTTCCACTCCATCGACTTGTTCGATATGTCGATGGCGCGTGCCGCCACTTCGAGGCGCGACAACCCATAGAAGTCGTTTGTCGGATGGAATTCCATCAAGTGCAGGATGTCCTGCGCCTCGAACTTCTCAATCGCGGCTCCGGGCGAGTATTCGTACCTACTCACCGGCTCCCTCCACGTTCCGGCCACGATCTTCATCCTGTCGGGCCTGAGCGCATAAAGGAATACGGGCGGAGCCGACTGAACGCCATGCACCTTGAGGATGTAGCTGTTCCCGGCCAGCAAGAGAAACGAGAGCGCCTTCTCGACGAACCGAGAGCCGCCCTCGGATTCGTTGGGCTTGGCTAGGAGCGTGAGCAGAGGATGCTCCTCAATCTCGTTCATTTCACCACCTGCTTGCCGCTTGCCGAGCGTCCAGCCGATGCGCGATGCGCCCTTAGCGATCTTGGATACGCAGGCAAAGACGGTGGCACATGACTGATAGCCCGCCCGCGTCAGGTTGCCGTAATCACGCGGCGTCCAGATGGGAGTCCCGGGTCCGTATGTGGAAAGAATGGCGCGATATGCGGGATTGGCCTTGACCTCCGGCTTGCGGGAAAATAATCGGGTAAATATATTCATGCTCTTAACTCCATCGTTGCACCTATGCCCCGTACCACTTGGAGGGCTTGGTAATATTCGGTCCAATAGTCCCGACGGCCCCGATTTGTCTTGGAATGACACCTATGGCAAAGCGTAATCAGATTGGTTGGATCATTGCATCTCTTATCATAGTCAACATGGTGAACGTCATGAGCACATCCATTCTCGGGTAAATAACATTTCGGGTTCTGGCATAGGTGACCATCGCGGTCTCTCACTATGGTCTTTAGGGCCGTATTGAATTCCGTTCCATAGGGGGTATGAATGCCACCGCGCCAGAAGTAGTTTTTCTCACCTCGACTGGCCTCGCTCATTTTGGCCTTGCGCTCAGCGCTCAGTTTTCTTCCGGCAAGTGCCGCCCGGAGTTTTCTCCGGGTCTCCGCATTCACCGTATGCCCAAGTTTCGCCCTGCTAATTTTAGCCCTATGCTCGGCAGAGAATTTCCGCCCAAGTTCCGTCGCCTTAATCTTGGCCTTGGTCTCATCTGTCACTTTGTAGCCAAGATGCGATACCCTCATTCTTGCCCTGGTTTCATCGCTTACCATTTTATTCTCGCAATACTGGGTAGAATGATTGGACCGTGTATCAACCAATTGGCGAGGGCAAGTGCGATTACAGCATCGTCATGATAGCCGGAGGGTGCCGCATAATGAACCATTCCGCTCGCTCCTATTTCGTATTCAAAAATTTCCAATTCATTGATTTGCACGGATTCCAATAAGAGGCAGATTGTCTTGGAATCGAAGGAAATCATGAGCGTCTCGATGAGCTTCTTCTTGCTCTCGGCCGTGAACTTGTAGCCCATGACGTTGAGACCAGCTCTGCGCAAATCCTCATAAATAGGGTCCCCGACGCCTGTCGCGTCCACGTTGAGTTTCGCCTTGTATTTTCGGATGACCGGAATGATCCGCTCTTTCTGCACCGTCCAGTCCAGGAGATTGAAGCGGTCCCAATAGACCTGCCGCCCATGCGCATCGAGGATCGTCAAGACCGTAAAATCCGTGAGCCGTGCCAAATCGAGCCCAGCGAAATATTCCTTACCTGATAATGGTTCTTCCCTTATTGAGCCGAGACACTCGTTGATGTTCCTAAACACGCCTGCGCTGTTCTCAAGGAACTCGGCCAGGTATTCCTGGCTGAACACATCAACCGGGAGCGATTGCCGCGCCTGCTCGATGTCCTCGGCGCTCACCTTCGGGTTATCGCTCGTCGGGAACTTCCAGCTCTTGAACTCGGGTTGAAGCACGTCCTGCCCGCGAGTCCACAGCTCATAGAACCAGTTTTTGCCTTTGGGTGTCGATATGAACAGCACCCGCCCGTGCGTATCGGATACGGCTGGACGAAGGATTGCTTCCCATACTTCGCGTCTGACCCTAGCCGCCTCGTCCACGACTACGCGATGCAGTCCTTCGCCGCGCAGATTGTCCGGATTGTCGGCGCTCTTGAAGGTCATGGCCGCGCCGTTCAGGTAGGCGATTCTCAGCTCGGAATGAGACACGTCCTTGAACACGCCTTCGGCCTTGCCCTTCCTGGCCGCGCTGAGGAGCGTCCGGAAAGCCATCTTGCTCTGCGAATAAATCGGGGCAACCCACCAGTATTCCCCCGGCTGTTCGCACACGCCCTGGAGGAGCCAGTTCAGGCCCGTGATCGTCTTGCCCCAGCGCCTGCCCGCGTCGATGACCGGGAACCTGACCGGGGATGCGAAGAGCAAACGCTGACTGTCTCGCGGTGCGTAGCCAGTGATTTTCATCCATTCTCTTTCCCGTTCTCGCCGGACCCGAAGTCAAAGGAAAGGACATGAGCAACTTCGCCGGAGTGCGAAACATCCAGCGCAAGAATCTTCGGATAGATGTCCCGATAGAATGATTCCATGTTACGTGGGGTTCGCTTAGCCCAGGTCGTCATGCCGCGCACTCCGCCGAGCGCCTCGAATACGGCCCCAATGTTTTCCTTGGCCGCCCTTGAAAGTTTATTTTTCGTCCCCTTCGGGCGTCCGGGATGAGAACGCAGAACAGCGCCCGTTATGGGCGAGACTGCATTTCCCTTGCTTTTTTTATTCACTTGCTTTCCGACTTCTCCATCAGCACCACGAAAATTTCCTGATCGGCCTTCATCAGGCCGTTGATGTCCGCGACAAGCGCGTCATCGGTTGCGTTAAACTCCAGCGTTAAGAGGCCACCTTTATCCAGACTGACAAGACTCTTGATCTCCAGCTTTTTCATAAGGGCGGCAAAGGCGACACGTTTATGGTTCATGGTTTTCATGCTTTATTTATGGGCGGCATTAACGCAGGACGAAACCTTTTGTCTAGTCGCCCATCGTGATTACAGGAGGGCCAGATAATGCTCTAGAGCCCCTCTTGCGATTAAGTCGCCCTCTCCATATTTGGACAGGTGCCGACGTATACGCCGAACGTGGGATTTCTCTTTCCGATGCTCTAACTGATATCGGGCGCACTTCTTGAGATTACGTCCATACTTCCGGCCCTTTTTGCTTCCCTTAGCTTTATGGGGAGCGCTCTGGGACTTTCGTACCATGATGGTCTCCTTCGTGCTTTGTGCACTATGTAGTTGCCATCATGGAAACCTCCTGTTTGAAATATATGGCGTGGCGACTTTCACCCGTTACCGGATGCTGACCGTATCGCCACGTCCGACTTGTCCCGCCCGCACACGCATACGGCTATGCGATCCCGGGCTTCGGGCGAGACCTTTGTACACCATGTTTCTTATGAAGACTGGACGTTCATGGGGTAACGCTTGACAATTCCCAGGTAAATAAAATCTCTTTCAAGGGCAGTTATTAAGTATTCCTTAATAAGCGAATTCGTTATGAAAGCGGATTACCTTTCGCTTTAATAGCCGTCCGGACTGCCGCGATGACCGTCTTGATTACAGCCACGACTGATGCAATGACAGCAAAGACAATGACT